GGCTGGATGTTCTCTAGCCAGCTAAACTCGCCATCACCAATCACCGTGCGGTTGTTCTTGGTGTTAAGACCTTTGAAGTCTTTGACTACGGCGTAACTTTTTTTCTGCTCTGCCGCAGCCATATCAATACCCCGCTGTATAAGGTGTCGGCAGCCTGCGAGTAAATGTAGTGTTCAGAGCTTCCATAACGTGCTTGCTGTACTCTTGCTTGAAGATTTCAGCCTCGCCGTAGGATTGCTCTTGATATTTTGCTATGTAAGCGGCGTAGAAAGGCACCGCTTCAGTAAATGGGGTGGGTAATGTTTCTACGTCTGAACCCGCTACCATTGGATCAACCAAGACAACGGTATCAATCTCCATTTGGTACGCCTGATCAGGCTTGGGGCCAATAAAAATCTTCTTAGGCCCATACATGGAAAAGCCTACCGGACGCCCATTGTAGTTTTGCCAATAGCGCAACTGAGCATTGAAGTCAGTCCAAGGTAGGTAATACAGCGGAATGCGCGAGTTCCCCCAGTAGAGGATGACATTTAGCACATCAACGGTATTGACGCCTTCCGGCAGGTCAGAAAAGTCGATGGTTTCGACGTTGTACGGTACGGTGTGGTTTTGCAAAACGCGGTTGCACCCTGAGTCTCGGACTAGGGTGTTACGCCCATCGTTTATGTAATCCGTTAGCTCTGCATCTGTCCAGAAGTTCGCATTAACGTCATGCAATAAACGCCGGGTCTGCGTAATGTAACCTGACAGCGTATCGGCCATGTTTAACCATTAAGGTTTGCAACTTTCGCCGCACCCTTTGCCTTGGGCATTGGGGCGGCTACTCGTTCCACCACTGGGGCTGACAAGTGGACGGGCTTTACAGACTCTTTCGAAAAAGAAAACAAGGCCAGTTTTTCCATTGCTTCGTTAAACTGGTTACTCATTTTCATCCAGCCAAGTCTTACAAGATACGGCTCTTTATCATCATCGCCATAACCAAAGATATGCTTTGCCGCAATTTCAGGAATCTCAATCTCTTTCCCCGGCTCAAAATGGTAAACAACACCATCTAAACCGTCGGAAAAAGGCTCAGAACCATTATTGCGAACAAAGATCGTGGTCATAACGAGACAATATCTCCATAAAGGGCAACGTCGCAAGTGACTGCGGCATTGACCGAACAATTAACATAAAGCACTCGGGCAGTTTGAACGTCAGTGTTTGCAGCGGAGGCCAATGTCAGATCATCAAACTTAGTCGAGCCAGTTGCGGCGCTCAAAGTCTGATCGGCTGCAATGGCAGTGCCTCCACCGCTTGCGGCAGTGAAGACACCCACATTGGCACCACTTGCATTACCACTGAAGTTAGACAGAACTATCCGACGCACAATGTATTTAGTTGCCGCCTGCGCAACCAAAGTCGTGACATCACCTGTGGCAGCGAGGCTTACGCCTGTTTGCTCTGCCAGTCGGTAATTGCCAAACGAATCTGGATACGAACGGCCTACTGCATTTGCGTCCATAGCTCCCCCTTATGCGTAGGTTTCGCCAGCAGCTTGACCGCCATTGATGTCCAACAGGGTCACAGTCGCATTGCCAGAAGAATTCTTAGCATAGACGTTGACACCATCAGAAATCACAACGCCACCAGTATTAGCAGCCATGACAGTCGAGTTTGCGGAACCGTTGTAAGCCAGCACGGTCACGTTAGCCGACGGGAACATCACATAGATGCCAGCCGGGATAACGGTGCCGTTGCCAGAATCGACAGCGGTGACGGTAACAGTCTGGAAGTAGGCACCCGGAGTATTGCTCTGAGCGCCAGCCAGAATGATTTTATTAGTTGCAAGAGACATGATTTCCTCCTTACAGGCTCAAAGAGTTGTAGCCCGTAATCTTCGTCATGGCTTTCGGCTTGGTGTTTACCAATTCTGCAATCATCAGAACTGCACCAACGTAGCCAATCTGGAAGTTCGGAAGTGTGGACTCGAAGCCAGTGAAGGCGAACGATGCCTGCTCATGGATGTAGAGCGAGAGATAGTTCGTATTCAGCAGGTAGAGCGTACCTTCCGGGCAATACGGGTCTGGATAGATTGGCACACCAGCAACCATCAGGGCGCGGAATGCAGCCTGTGGGCCATTGGCGTCACCATCAAAGCCGGAGCCGGGAGTGATCATGTAGTTTTCTTGGCCTACATAATCCTGTGCCAGCAGTGTCCAAGTACCAAAGCCGCAAACGCCGAAGGTCGGAACCTCTGCGCCATTCTTCACGGTGCCGGAAATGTATTGCAGTACGTTTTGACGGGTCGGGTTGACCGAGCCAGCAGCGTATTGCTTGGATTTCCACCATGTGTTTGTGCTACGGTTGATGTTACCGTAGGTTGCGGTGCCAGTACCATCATCCACTGCCGCAGGCAGACCGATGAATTGCTGGTTGTTCGTGGTGTTGGTGTACAGCGCGGTTGCCATCGAATCCATCATCACGTTGGTCGCGTCGTTCATACGCGCTTCGATCAGAGGAATGATTGCGTAGTCTTGCTGTACGGCACCTTCCATACCGAGGAACGGTACGGGAGAAACCAGTAGCTTCAGGTTAAATTCAGCTTGGTAAGCACCTTGCTGAACGGAAGGCTGTGCGAACGAACCCGAATAGTCCGACCACTGAGCATTCACGAATTGGGAACCCTGAACTGGAACCGATACAGACGACACACCGCCGGAGGCAGTCTGCGAGTTTGCAATCAGTGCCGCCATCAGGGGCGTTGAATTGTAGATTTGTACGACCAACTTCGGGATAAATGCCCGACGAGTGACGTAGGTCAACTCGTTGTACTGATTAGTACCCGAAGCCGGAAGAATGCCGCCACCAATAGGCATAATTTACCTCCGAAGTTTAAAAATAGCCCCTTACAAACCGATTGGCTTTGGATTCTTGCGTAATTCAGCCAAAGCCGCCGCTGCGTTTTCACGCGCAGCAGCTACCGGATTCTTCATATAACCCTTCACATCCATGCGAGACATGACGGGTTGTGGATAACCGGGTGTCGGTACTGCCGATTGCTTCATGTGACGCCAGTAATCAGCGGCAGTTTCATGATTGGCAATACCTTTGTCGGTCATCAGTTTCTCAATTTCAAGAATGTCATCATCAGACTGAGCATAACCACTCTCTTTGAGTTTGCTACGGCGGCGATTGAGTTCATCACGCACCTCACGCGCACGCAACTGCTTCTCAAGATCAGCCACACGCTGCTCAGAAGCCGAAACACGCTGGTTGACCACCTCTTCCATTTCTAATTCCGGCACAGGCAGGTCAGGATTGACCTCTTTTGCCAGTTTCAGAAAGGATTTGCGTGTTTTTGGGTCTTCCGATAGACGTTTTGAGAGCGCAGCAAGCTCTTCAATTGCTTCGGGAGAGTAATTTTCCAGACTCATGATTAGCCCCTTGTGTTAATTAGTAAACTTTCTTGGTGTCGCCCGGCTTGCTCATGGTCATGGCGTTGCGCTTACCAGTCTTCGACGGGTTCGACAGGCCACCCATTTCTGCAAAACGAGGCGTGTTGTAAATTTGACCATTCATCTGCGAGTTGTCAGTCGGGCGGCGAACGGTCATTGCACCCTTTGGCTTAAAAAGTTCCATGATTGCTCCTTAAATTGGAAGTGGTGGTGCGGTAGTTCCCGCGATAGGCGCTGACATTGCTTCTCTCTGCCCCGGCGTAGCGCCACCCGCTTGTGGTAGAGACTGAATCATCTGGATGATTTCAGAAGGCATCAAGCGACGCGAATCAGACTCGCGCTCACCAAAGCGGCGCGTAATCTCAGCGATCACTTTCTCAATGGTTTTGGATTCTTCCGAACCCATGTCGAAGGCGGCTAGTGCTTGTTGCATCATGTCTAGCGCCATCATGATGTTTAGTCGCGCAGCTTCTTCTTCACCGCGCTTTGGCTCTGGCGTACTCATCGGACTTGCCATTGGCGCAGTCGATTCCTCCTGCTCAAACGCAGGCGGGGTGGCGGGTTCGCCTCCCATTCCTTGATCAGCCTTCATCAAGTCCATCATGTCCTGTGTTTTCACAGCCATTTGGTACTCCTATGTTGCGCGAACGATAGATATAAATTAACTATCGCGTCAACTAAAAAAAGGGGCAAAATGTTGCCCGTTGCTATTTTACTATCGTCCGGTGCTTCT